CAAAGCTTTAGCCATAATAGCTAATTGGTGTGCCATTTCTGATCTTTTACCAGCTGGATCACTTGATTCCTGAGAACCTGATACTGTTGCATCTCTTTTTGAAATCATTGCAACATTAGTTTTTCTTACTGTTGCAGTAGAAGCAGATGTAGAACCGTCTAATCTGAATCCTTCAATTTCACCAGTTGCATCTACTGTTGGTAGAGCTTCTGTTTGCCAATCAAAAACTACGTTCTTAATTGAGTTTTTACCGATTGATGACATAAAAGGCGTTGCTGTTGGAGAAATGTTATAGATAACATTACTTAATTGTTCTCTATCAGCCTGCGCATCATATGTATCAAAGACATTATTTATTTGAGCCATGATATTTTCCTATATTTAAAATTTATAATAATTGTTCAAAAACTTTAGCTGCGTCTTGCACCTTGCCTGACTTAGCTAATCTTTGTTTTGCTTTCTTAGCAGGAGTTACCGTTTTTCGTTTATTTGTAGTACCAGGTCTTGCAACTCTAGCTGGTGCTTTTTGTGTTGGTTTTTTCTTGACAGTTTCAGCGATTTTGTCGCTCAACCATGCCTTTCTTAAACCAAGTAAAGCTCTCCAGTCATATACAGAGTTGATCTCTTCTTGGGTATATCCCAAGACATTGGTTGCGTAATTTGCAATTTCAGCTTTTTCTTTACTGGCAACCTCTTGGTTCTGCCATTCTGGAATAACCTCAAGCAACTTAGTCTGCCCTTCTTCAACTTGTTGTTGAATAATTTTTTGCTGTTCAGCAAATGACTCTTGTTGAAGTCTTTGTTGTTCAGCTTGGACAGCTTCTAGCTTTTGCTTTTGTTCATCCCAAAGCTGTTTTTCTCTTACATAACCAACTGGATCATCTTCATATAATCGTTGCCAGTCTGGCTCTTCACCTAAACCACCCTTTAATTGGGCTTCCATTTTCGGTAATAACTGCGAATAGATCGCATCTCTTTGCTCTAACTCTGCTTGCTGCTGCTCAATAGTTTTACGCTTTTGAGAGAGTTCTTGAGTTTTACGCGTATAATCTTGCTGACGAGAATATCCATTGATGAGTTCCTCTTGCGTGACTTCTACCTCTTGGCCATCTACCTTTACAGTAAATGTTTGAAGTTGCGGAGCTTCCTCTTCAACGTCTGTGTGTTCATCTTCAACATCTTCGTCATCTTCCAACTCATCTATAATTTCTTGATCTAATTCTTCATCAACAAATTCAGAATCATCTTCAATGACCTCTTCTTCTGCTACATCCTGTTCTTCGACTGCATCTTCAACATTATCCTCTTCAGGTGCTAATATGCTTGCAAACGCGGACGCAGCTAAATCTGTGTCGCTTTGTAAAGCAGTCGGTTTTCCGTTATTGCTCATAAATACTCCTTATATGTATTTATAAGTATTTTATATCAAGAATGTGTAAAAAGGAAAGTATTAACCAATATTTCTAATTTTGTTAATATTTGCTTTAGTGAGTTTTCCTTTCTCTGCCATGATACGCAGATGTCTTTCAACCTCTGGTAATAGTAATAAAGACCTGTGTAAGTCTTCTCTTATGTTTACATCACCAATGTCTCTAGAGTTTAACCAATGAGTGATGTATTCGTTTTTAAGATTTTCAGTTGCTTCTTTAAAAACATCTGACTCAAGCAATAATCGTGCTTGTTCAGCTTTTACAGCTTCTTCGTGCGTTACTGACATTATCTATATGAGTTAATTGGTGGCAAAGATATTCTTGAAGACGCCCTGTCATATTGCGTTGGCTTCTCTATACCAATACCAGGTGTTTGTAATAAAGACTGTGGTTGTGTTTGCATTGGCGCTCTTGGTATTTCTGGTGAACTTAACAATGAGGGAACTTGCTGTTGAAACGAAGGACGTTGAGTCATTGGCTGTTGCATACTGCCCTCTGCCATAATGTTTGCTATAGGCTGTTGTATAGACATTGGTTGTTGTACTCTAGCCATTGACTGTTTTTCTATTGGTAAATAGTTTGGCTTTGGTGGCATAAAATAATTACCAGAGTATGCCATTGGAGGAGTTTGTTGAAAGTTAGGGATCTCTCCCATTTGACCTAGTCTTGTTTGAAAAGCACCTTTGCTCATATTAACCTGTAATTAATTTATCCATTTTTTCGTCTAGCTTATCTAAACGATCTATAACTCTATCTATACTAATTGTTAGTTCAACTTTAGTTACATAATCTTTTGCAACTTCTTCGCGAGTCTTATTGAGTAGTATATCAACTCTTTTTAATTCTGTCGCGTTAGTTCTGATACCATGAATGATTGGAGCAATTACCAAAGTAATAATAATATTCCAATACATTAACGGGTCCATTAGTAGCTCCAAATATGTGGTCTAGGTCTGCCTTGTGAATCTTTGGATATATCAAGATGTATAAATCTTGCGCCACCTTTTTGATTTACGCCAACACCAGTGAATCCGAAGTCTCTTGCTTTAGATATTATTTCTAATGCTTGTTGGCCTCTAACGCCTATGTCAGCTGCCAAACCTAAAGCATGTGTACCAGGCTTTGTTTTATTTTTTTCTATGGGATGTTCTGCGCTTCTATAGCCAGATGTTATTTTAAACGGGAATCCGCACTCTGTTCTTAGCGCTTGTAGTTTGTCTATAAGTTCATGTTCTATTTTATTTTCGCCAGTATGCTTACATGCAAATTCTTCTAACGTAAAGTTCTTCCAACTCATTTTGTAACTCCTTTGGTTTTCTCAAATGTTCTAAGTCCTCCAAGACCTAGCATACCCATTAATACAGTCATTAGCGAACCCATGTCAAAAGTTGGTAAGTCAAATGATAATCCTGCTGCTGATAGTCCGAATATAATAATAGGCTGTAATAAAAAATGGTAAAGCATAGCAATACCGCAAGTCCACCCCACAAATGGCCTCCATCCCGCAACGAATAAGGATTTATGTCCAGCTTCAATCTTGTTGATTTCAATCTGCGCCATATTCGCTTTATGTAATTCTGTTTTAAGTTCATGGTTTAGTTTTGCTTGTAAGTCTTTATCTGGCACTAGCTTGCTAACAATGTCTCCTACTGGTCCTATTAGTTTATCAATCATCTTTTTTATGTAGTTTTAAAAAATACTCAGCATCTACTAATGCCAATGGTTTTGTCCTATTTCTTTTAATTATAACCAATGGTTCGTAATCTTTACAGTTCTCTTGCGATTGTTCGTATGCTTTCCAAACATTTACAGCTTCTTGGTTTTTACATTCTACTGAATATGGGAATTGTTTGCGCGACTGTACACCCATAATGATATCTTCACCATTAGAACCCATTGGCCTTGACTCTAAATCTTCAGGGTCAAAACCAAGTAATTCAATTAGTTTATCTACCACCCATTGTTGTAAAGCTCTACCTTTGGCTTTGGCGGATGATGGCCTCACTTTTTAGTTTTTTTTGTTTTTTTCTTTTTAGGTGGTCTACCTACTTTAGATCCGTATGTTCCTTTTCCTTTTGGCATAATTACTCCTATATTGTATAAATAACTAAAGGCTTTTCCTTTCCTTTAACTTTTATTGGTTTTAATAATTTTAACTTAATTTTAGATGTATTTGCAGTAGATTCGCCAATGAGTATATCTACACCCACCTCTTTGGTTGCTGACTCAAGTCTTGCAGCTGTGTTTACGCAATCACCAATAGCTGAATAATCAAACCTAGTATTACTACCCATATTACCAATAACAGCAGTTCCTGTATTTATCCCTATGCCTATTTCAATATCAAGATCGGCCATTTTAATTTTATCTTGTATTTCTTTTGCACAAAGAATAGCTGCATGTTCGTGATCTGGTATATCTATCGGAGCATTAAAGATTGCCATCATTGCGTCACCAATATATTTATCAACCATGCCATCATAAAACTTAACTGCATCTGCTTGAATCGTTAAAGCCTTGTTCATAATTTTGGTAACTTCTTCTGGTTCTAGCTTTTCTGACAAAGATGTAAATCCTCTAACATCTGTAAAAAGAAATGTGCAGTATTTTTTTTCACCACCAAGTTTTAACATGTCTGGATTGTCTTGCAATTGTTTAACTTGTCTTGGATCAAGATAATGTTCAAATTGTTTTTTTATCTGTTGACGTAACTTATATTGTTTTTTATAGCTTAAATACAAAGCAATAGTAGAAATTAATATCTGAGAGATAAAAGTCCACGAAAAATCTAACAAAATACCTTTTTGAACGCTAAAAACCCCTGTAACGCCCGTGGTGAAGAGTAAAATAACAGCTAGACTTATGCCCTTAACTATACTGAGATAATTAATTACAAGCCACGTCATCGACACGAAAATTAGCAAAATCAAAATTTCGGCTGATAAATGCCAATTTGGAATCCTTGGTGAGTTTTCTATCAAGATTGACTCAGATAATGCTGCTTGAATTTTGTGTGGTTCTAATAATCCATTCGGAGTTGCAATCTGTGGCATGATACCTGGAGCAGTTACTCCGACAAATACAAACTTACCAGCAACATCCATTTCTTTTAAATTTGTTTGTGGTGTGTCTACCCAACTAATCCACTTACGACCTAAACTGTCTGTATCAACTGGTGGCAATCCTTTGACTCTAATTTGTTCTATACCAAGATCATTTGTTTTTATAATATAAGTATCAGCACCAACCAATGCTTTCAATACCTCTGTACCAAATGCAGGCACATACCCATCTGGTGTTCTTAACAACAATGGTATCCTTCTTACTAGGTTATCTATATCGGTTGGCGCAGTTGCAATACCTTCCTGTGCATAAGTTGTTAATATCTTTATGTTTTGTATGACACCATTTGTAGTCATTCCTCCCAGATCATCACCAA